CCGTAATCAGGGTCAGCAATATATCCTAAGATATCTTGATAAACCGTCTTACCGAATCCCCAGAATTTTACTCCTTCTGATTCTTTACCTCTTACGATAACTGGTACAAAAGTTCTTAACTTTGGTTCCATTTTCTTACCTGCTTTCCAATCATCGGTATCACCTGTTCTTTTAAGTTTTTCTGCAAACTCAACGATAGGGTCAGGTCTACCAAATGACATTGGACTTAAATAAGTCTTGTTGTTAATGTTGTAGTGAAAGTAAAGTTCAATGAAAGGAATGTCTTTGTTGAACTTGTAAGGAACGATTCTCACTTGAGATTTTCCGTTTGCCGGTTTGAAAATTGAATCCGACTTTTTAGTGTTGTTTTGTAAAGAGCTAAATCTCTTTAATGCCAATGAAATGTCCATTGTTTTTTGTTTTTAAGGTTTAAAATTTGTTTTTAAAGTTGAGGTTTATATCGATATTACCTATATCTAAATATAACTTTTTCATCTTTTATTACTATAAATATACGACTATTTTTCCACATTACCAAATTTATTTTTGGAGGTTTTCTACCTTTCTTTGTAGGTAAAATACAGCTTTTTTGAGGTCTTCCAGTTCTTTTTGAGGGTCTTTTTTACCTGCTCTTGCTACATACTTAACTACATTGAATAAGTAAGCATCTTTGTCCAATCCCCATGCTTCACATACTTTAATTACTTCATATGGATTATCTGCTCCCCCATAGTGTTTAGGGCCGTTTACCATCTCCGTTTCCTTACGAATTGGTATTGCGTATTCAGGTGTTCCTGAAAATGAATATTCTTCTTTTGTAATTTTTGGTTTTGCTGGCATTACTATTTGTTTTGTTTTGTTTTTAGTTTGCCACTCTCCTAATCGTTTTTTCGAAATAGCAGGTGGTTTTGGCATTTGTGTTGAATAATCTCCGAATCCAAACATAAGTTATTTTTTTATCTTTTCCAAATTTGATACCATTTTCTTTGCTTAACATCCGGTTTTGCAAAGGGTTGAGTATTATCCCAAACATTTACAATTCCACCATATCTCACCATCATCATTTGACAAAATAACTGATGATACTCAGGTGGTATCTTATCAAAGTCTGCTTTAATTGATATGTCTAAATTTACACTTTTACCATCTTCAACCAATAATTTCAGTTGGTCTCTCATTTCAATAATCGTACTGGATTTCATTGTTAGATAACTTGTATCTCCAATGTAGTATTCTCCTTCTTTTTGTTTCGGTGCCATAACTTATTTTTTACTTTCCCAATATATTTCTCTAACTTTTTTTCCAAGTTCTATATCATTTGGGGTATCTATTATTAATCTACTATTAATTGTAATCAAATTTCTATCTTCTTTTATATAACAATCTCTACACAATTGTCCAGCTCCATCCACATATCCATATCTAAAATCTATGTGAGTGGTTTTTAATACCGTAGTCTCTGCGTTACACATTATACATTTTTCGTAAATATCAAATTCATCTTTTGTTTTCATATTATACTTTTTGTTTATTTAATTTGTTTTGTAATTTCACAACTAACGCACATGATTCATACTCCTCAAAATCAATAAGGATTTGTAATTGTTCTTCTAAAAGGTCTGTAAATTCTCTACTATCAATAGAAAGTGTAATAACAATAATTTCTTTGATTAGGACTTTTGCAAAATCAACTCTTTTCTTTTTAGTTCTTAAACCAAATGCAACACCTTCTACGATTGCTTTTGCAAGTTCTCGTCTATTTGTTTCAAAAATATCCGAAGGGTCGTTTGCGTGAATTTGAATTGGTTTAAATCTTTTTCTTATTGACATAAATCAAATATAAGAAAAATTATTTAATTCTCCAAATTTTGAGTATTAAAAGATTTGAATACTTTTGTAGGTATCATTTTGTATCCTGTATTAGATGTAGTTAAGATACAATTTCTAAACTCTTCCCAATCAATCATATAAGAATTGTCTAATATACCACCCGTTTTTGACTTAACTACTTCGTTAAGTGCGTTAATAGTGTATATTGAATTAGATTGTTTCTTTCTATGTACTAAAATAGTTTTCCAATCAGAAGGAATTGCATTAGAACCTTTCTCAACATTAAAAGTAATGAAAGCCTCTTCTGGTCTTATTTTGCTTTCTAAAATAAAAACATTTGGGTTAGTTAAAGTATAGTTTGATAATATAAAATCAACCGACTTATCTAATTCATCCTTTGTCGTAAATAGGCAAAGTAATTGTGTATTCATTATTTCTTATTTCTTTTATTTGCATTTCGTTTTCCTACGGATTTTTTTAAGCAACTTCTCAAATTGCTACCAAATGCAGTAGCAATTTTTTTAGCTGAACCCGCTTGTCTCCATGTATCACTTGCTAAATATGTTCTTGTTTTACCATCACTCCCCAATAAATACACAGCATCAGAATCGGCATCTACTTTTACACTTTTTCTCAAGTGATTGTTTAATGTGGCTCTACCTTCAGGTGTATTTGTTTGACCTTTAAATCCAGATAGACTAGCCATACATCCTCTAACATCTATCGGAGTACATCCAACTCCACCCATTTCAATTTGCACACTATCATCATAGTTTGTTACATATGTATCTATGTGTAATGATTTCAACGTACCCGCCACATATGTTTCAACCGCAGGGCCGTTTGGACCAGAATGTCCTGGTTTAGTACCATCTGCTTTGTGTAAAGATGTGATAAATCCTTTGTGTACACCTTCCAATCCTGCAGCATGTTGTGCTTTTCTTTCAGCCAACATCTTCATTGTTGAACTTTTTAATATTGCTTCGATTTCTTTAGGAGAATATTTTCCACCCATTTTTTCAGCAATTTGTTTGGCATTCATTCCGGCAGCTGCTTTTGCATATACACTCTGTGCTAATTGACCTTGCTTCAATATAAATTTCGTAAAGTTTCCAGATAATTTTGAAATATCAGTATTTTTATCTGATGCAATTTTTACAGCCAAACCAATTATTTCAGCTGGTTTTGCTGAATTGTATTTTGCTTCCCACTTATCACCATATTGTTTTTTATACCAATCTTTGATTAGTTTATCATTCTTTAAACCAATGTAATATTCATCCTTAACATCCGTTTCACTTCTTGCTGGTAATCTATTTGATAATCCTACAAGTAAATTAACATCCTTTAATTCCGAATATGCGGATTTTGCAATATTATCATTATCAGCAGAACCCGCTACCGCCACATTTTGTGCTTTTGCTACCGATTTAGCCGCTTCAGGACTTAATTTAGCTTCTTTCGCAGCTTCTGCAAAATTTTGAATTCTTTTTTCAGGAGTAGTATTGTTTTGTGGGTCATCCAATTCATCACTTTTTTTGTTTGATATATGATATGCGGATGTATAACCTTTATCATTTGTATAAACTAAATATGTATCGTGATATCCTTTGAATTTATCCCAAACTTTTAATTGTTTTTCGTAATGTGCTTTTTCTTCTGGACTTTTTGCATTTTTTAAACCATCCATTAAAAGTTGTTTTGCTGCACCATCGGTTGTGGCATTTGCTTTCATTACTCTACCATTACCTTTCTTCCTATCCCAATCGGCAGGGCCGTTGTTCATTAAAGAATAAGATGAATAGAAAGATGCTTTCATCCAACTAATTCTATCGGCATCATTTTTAAATTTTGTTTTAGAAACTTGTGTTTTCTTAAATGCTCCTAAATTTTGTTTAATATATAAATCCGATTCAGCTTTCATTGCCATAGCTAATGAATAATCAGGACTACCATCTTCTTTATAATATCCAAACTTTCCACAAATTCCTTCTAATTCTTTTGTGAGAGTGGTTTTAGCTCTTTTATCAGTACCATTCATTACTCTCCTAACATTCTCAAATTCGGCCTTATATTCCTTTGAACCTCTAACTTTTACAGGATTATATCTTCCTTGAATTAAATCGGTTTGTGCTTCCACACATAATGTTTCCCCAGTAGATGCAACAGGACCACCTGCTCCTGCAAGAACTTTGTCTAACATTTTCTTCTTTTCATCTTCACCCATTGTATCTAAAGCCTTCATCAATTGAGGAGGGTTTTTAGCTTCGACAACTGCTCTTTGAAGTTTATTATTAGGGTCATATGTTCCTTCTACGTTTTCTTCGGAATCAGTAGGTTGTTGTGGTTTTGTAGTTGTAATTGGTTTTTCAGCAGATGAAGTAAAATCCGAACCACCCAATTTTTTACCTTTTGGTTTTTCTTCGTCATCTGGACCAGCATCTACCATATCAATATCCTTGCTCGAATATCCCGCGGTACTCATCATACCCTTTGCAATATTATATGCTTTTTTATTTTTCTCATAACCCAATGCCGATGCAACGGTTACTTCTCTATCCGTATCTGGATTTAGAAACTTTTGAGCTAATACTTTTTCTAATGGTTGTTTTTTAGGAGCTTCATTAATGTATGAATAATATACTCTCGCTTTCTGTGCCATTTCGTTGGCATCAGATACACCATTCTCTTTTAGAATTTGTGCTAATTTTGTAACTTGTTCCTCTTTTGTTAAATCAATAATACCATGTTCTACACGATATTCTAATTCTTTTAGGATTTCTTGGAAATTTATTGACATCTTTATTTTTATTAAAATGAACTATTGATTAAATCATAGTCTTTATTTGATAATTCTTTCTTTGCTTTTCTTAACAACTTATTAAATATACTATTTCTTTCATTTGCATCTTTATTACTTGCAATTGAACCTTTAATATCCTGTCTTTTTTTGATTTGGTTTAATTTAGTAAGTGCATCTCTATCATCCATATAGATTGCCAATTCAATGGTAGCTCCAGTATGGTCGTTGTTATCGGTCATTTTACTTACTTTCTTATTAAAAGCTTCGGCTGGGTTATACATTTCCTTTAACGGAATAAGGTTTATCAATCTCATACTAACATAATTATATGATATAAATATATATTTTTAATCTATTCCAACTAAATCCGAATAATTGTCCCCCTCTTCAATTTTGACCGGGAAACCACCCTTCTCCATTATCTCTCTAATGTCGTTTAGAAGATTTTCTCTTTCAACGGGATGTGTGTCTATAACAAAGGCATCGTAGGTATAAAGTATCATTTTTGACATTTTCCCATCCAAATACTCCAACACCTCACCAATCTTCATATAATTGATTTCAGTCTCTAAGGATTGTAGTAAATAGTTGAATACCTTTTGTTCGTTTGCACCTTCGATTCGGTTGAAAGGTATTTCTCTTTTGTATAAGAGTGTCGTAAGTTTTCCCGAAATGACGAACCTTTGGTATAATCCCTTAATGTATTCATCCACCTTTTGAAAGAACTCAATCCCTCTTGCATTGTCGTCTAATCCCCCATACAAATATGTAAAGGTTATTTTCTTTGCCGTCTCATAATCACATCGGTAAAGGTTTGCAAGATGTTGGTGAGCCGATATCCCCTTTGGAAATTCATATCCAACCATTTTCGCAATCAAACGAATGTGATAAGACTCATAGTCAAATTGTAATAGGGTTCCATGTGGATGACGACTAACAAAACATTCTCTACTACCATCCGATTTATTTAACGCAGAGTAGTTAATGTTAAGGTGTCTATTGGATGGCCTTCCGGTAGTAGTGTAGGGGTTATATTGAGTATAAACGATATCACTCTTTCGCAGGTATTGCTCATTGAAGTTAAAACTATCAATAAATTTTTCTCTAACGACTTTTACCCCAGCCCCTTCCAACCTTCCCAATGTTTTGATTGCTGATGTATATTTTCTATCCCATTCTCTTCGTGTACTGATATTTGGGATTGTTTTTAGAACTTCATACCACTTCATTAAAGGTACACAATCATTCAACTCCTTAAAGTCGTTTCTATACCCCCTATAAACCGATTCTACGACCTCATTAAAGATAAATGGTTTCCCATTCTCTTCAAAGTAAACCCACTCATAATCCAATCCTATGGTGTTTAAATACCTATTGTCTAAAACCAATGTATTGACGTGGATTATTTTAGATATGTCAAACTTATCTAACTTCTTTGCATCTATGTGATTGAAATTGATTATACCATCTTCACCATTGATTTGTCTAAAATATATAAAAGACAAACGATTCCCCAATGGATGTGCTCTATGAGAACTCCATACAGGAACGATAAGGTCAATATTTACATTACCCCCTAAAAACGAAAGTAGGGTATGTTTATCTTCAATTAGATTCATACCCTACAATATACTAAAAATATTTTGATTTACAAAATTTATTCTCCCCAATGTTTTTGCTTCATCTCATAGATGTCGATTGGTTCTCTTTTCATTTGTTGACCTGGATTAAAATATGCACCCTTCTTTAAGTAACCACATAAGAAGTTTCTTCTCATTCTTGTTGTATCTCTATTTGGTTCACTACCATGTACAACGTGTGAGTGTAATAGTGCAACTTGTCCTTTTCTTAAATATCCTTCAATCTTTTTAAAATCATGTCCTTCTGGCATCACACAACTCTTACCTCTCTCACTTCTCCAATTGCCTGTATTTGTTTTCTTTCTTTCCTCATTATCTTCAATTGGCAATGTAGGTAATCTATGTGAACCTTCGTAGTTCCATACTGCTCCATTTTCAGGGTCGTGATTATCTAATGCCAATGCAGTGTTTACAATTTCATTATGGCCACAACCTGTATAGAATGCATTTTGGTGTTGGTCTCTGCCCAATTCACCTTTTGGTTTGTAATAACCCCAAGTTTGCATTCCAACTACTTCACCTTCCATTAAAAATTCACATGCTTCAATCATTTTAGGATGTGAAAACATTTTTTCAACTTTTTCAGAAACTTTGTGTGGATGCATGATTGGTTCAAACTCTTGCCATTTTTCAGGTTCAGCTTGATTTCTTTCCAATCTTAATCTATCTAATTCTGTGTTTAGTTCGTCAACCTCTTGTTCAGTTAATAATTCTAAAACCGTCCAACCTCTATATCTCCAATCAAAGGTCATTTGTTGTCTTTCCTCAGCGGATAAGTGTTTGTATTCTTTCATAACTTAATTTGTTTGTATAATTAAATATAATCAAAATTATTTTAATTACCAAATTTTTATCAATCTATTTGTGAAATTGTAATACGTTTGTAAGATGTAATCCAATGTTTTTTAATTTTTTTGATGCAGCTGCAAGAGTTGCTTTGTTTGAATTAATAACACCCTTGTCAATTAACAACCCATTATCACCATATACTTCATTTAACGGGCCTGCAATTCTCCAATTAATAATTTCAGTTAACCAATATGGATTTGATTTAATTGTATTGTATTCATTTTTATCAATTTCATAAACAAAACCATATGTATCATTTACTCTTTGTATAAAATATCTTTCAATGAATGAAGATTCGTAATCTCCTGGTTTTGGAGATGGTACAATGGTTTTTGGAATATCCAATGAATAGAATGTTTTATTTTTTACTAAATCGTTGTACATTTTATATAGTGTTTTC